ATAAGCCCCAAAAACACTTAAAGTAAGTGCCGTTCCCGTTCCCGTGTTTGCAAGCCCTGTAATCTTAAATGTATTAAGGTCTAAATCACCTCCTAATTGTGGGGTAGTATCTTCTACTACGTTGTTAAGCCCTCCTAAAACCAAACCATTCAAAGTTTCCAATGCTTTTTGGACATCGGTATCGGCACTTGAAAGATTGCTTCCAAAATTAGTGACATCAACAGAAACATCCGCAGCAGTTACATTTGTTGGCAGTGTAACATTTGGGTCTTCATTTATAGTAATATTGTCGAGTTGGTATAGCAACTCGCTTGAACCCCTTACACGATTGTAAAAAACAACATTATCAAACTGCGTATCCGTTGCCGCTGAAAACTGATTGTTAAAAATGGTTATCGTTTGAACCGTTGTGATGTTTATATCCAATATTGAAGCATCTAAAGTAATACTTGAAATTACCGTGCTTGAATTTCTTAACTGAACTATAATAAAATCATTCCCCCAAGCTGCAAGGTTTTTTATATCAAACCTTAAATAATTAAAGTTCGCTATCGTTGTGGCCGTGGAGTGCGTAAAAGTAACCGTGTCGGCATTTACTAAAGGCAAAATACACTTTATATCCTTTGTTCCTGTTATTGGTGTTGTGGTATTGGAAACATCTATTCTGGTTGGAGCAGAAGCCACAGCATCAAACTCCGTGGGCTGACCTGCATCTTCCAAATAAACATCTCTTATCTGTACCCCTGAAGGTACTGTAGCGGTTGCCGCAACTAGCGCAAAAGTCAATGATATTTGTGATGTCTCGTCTACGGCCGTAAGTACTGGTGTTGCCGCAGGAGTTCCCGTAATAAACCCCAAAGCACCTGAATCATCACCGTAAATATTATCAAGTCTAGGGTCTGATCCATCCGCAGCATCTAAAGTTACCTGTGTATTATCTGCTATTGCAAATTGTTGGCCGTTTATTTCGTAAATAAGATTTATTGATTCATAAATCAAACCTGTCCCGCTCCAAACAACACCGCCCCTTACTATTCTGTTTTTACCACCACCTCCAACGGAAATAGAAGCCTCAAAGTTTGATTTTTCCATACCCTGTGAACGCGATCCCACAGCTTCGTTTGGCTTAACTATATAAACCAAATCTGAACTATCTATTGTCGTTGCCTTTGTTAAAGCTGATAATTTTCTTGCCATTATTCTAAAATCATAAATTCGTTTTGTTCCAATAATAAAAGATCATCTTCCTCCAATTGTAAGAAGTTATCCGAAGATACCGTAAATCCGGCACTTGCTAAATCACCTATAAATAATGCAGGTAGTTCTTCTGTGGACTCCCAGTCTATTTTATATCCCGAAAACTCCGCTTTAGCCCCTCCGGTTTCCGATTTAAGGTTGTTAAAAATACCGCCTTTGTATGCCCCTAAAAGTCTATAAATGCCATTCCTATCCTGGACTATCATTCTGTAATCCATCTTTATGAGTTTTTGAAACTCATTGGTAGAATCTAAAACAGGAAACGTTAAGCTTAAAGCTTCTTTATAACTTTTACCGCCGTCATCTTCTTGCTCGGTGTCCGTAAAATTAGGGTCTGCTATGGCATAAAACCTATAAATAGTAGTTGCAGGAAAACTTGTTAAGGTCAAAGCCGTTCTTACAATCTGACTATCTGCATATTGCACATAAGGAAATATATAAATCTCGTCAAGTCCCCCTATACCTCTATTGCAAATCCTACCCCTACTTAATGTTAAATCACAGCTCATTCCAGTTCTAAATAATCATTTGTGTTGTCGGTAAATCCAAGTTCGTCTTCCGATATGCCGTTCTGGTTGCCAAAATACCACCCCCCAGTAAGTTTCATGTGCCTTTGTGCGTTGACCTCATCCTGTACCGTTTTATATTCATCCAACGGGTTTTTACATATCCATTTTTTAAACCTTTGGGCGTACATTTGCGCAATGCCAGAGTATTTTTGGCTCAAAAACTGAACCTCCTCTTTTGAAACCACTTCTGCATTTGCTGGGGTATTTTTTATGATTCCCGAATTATCAACTACATAAGAAAGCGTGTCCAAAATCTCCGCCGTTGCTTGGTATTTGGTTATTTTCTGTACGTATTCCTCGTAAAGCGTTAGATAATCTCCAGTGAGTGTAGCGGCTGTTGCTTCTGTAACTATCTTATCATATAATTCAGTGCCTAAAAGTGGCTCTATGACGCTTATTTGTACCAATTCGATAGTATAAGCATACTTATCTATATCAACATTGCCCCCAATGAGCGTTGATTCCGCTATTTCACTCGGTTGAACGAATAAGAATATTGCCATTTTATTTATCTGTTATCATGTGGTGCAACTGGTACCAACTGTTCGTTTACTGGAACCTTGTACCCCCTGCTTTTTGCCTCTGTTGTTGTTATTTTTTTAGCCAATGGGCTGTTTACGTCTATTTCACCATCTACTTTTAAATAGATTTCTCTGTACCATTTATGCCTACATGTCCCCCCTGGGTAATTGTCGGAAAGTTTCCCGCCCCCTTTATAGAGCCATATATCATAGGTGTCAGCTCCATCCATCCCAAAGCCAGGGTTCACCGCTTGGCTTCCCATCATTACAATATCCTCTTTTCGGTAGAGTTTGTCGGCCATCATCATTTTCTGGCAAAATTCTCTTTGTGGTGAAGGGTGCCCTGTGTATCTGTAAAGTATTTTAATATCTTTGCTGTCCTGTACCGATTTTGCGTTTGGTCTTGCTGTCCCAGTGGATGCCAACTGTATTTTATAGACCTCATCATCGGTATCATAATCCACTTCGTTTGAGGTCAACAAAACCCAACTTTCATCCAATACCTCTCCTTTATCTATGAGCTGGTCAGCTAATTTGGTAAGGACATCTTCTTTGTGTGACCTTAACTGTGTGGGGCTCGATACCTTTTCGGTCAGTGGGATAAAATGCAGGTCAAGGCTCATGCCGTAGGCCTCCAAAACTTCTTCCAATGCTTCTGTTATATAGTTTTGTTTGGGTTTTACCACTCGTTTCATCAATTGCGCTTCTGCTGTGTCCAGTTCATCGGCATTGTTCCCAAGCCCTGTATTGTCCTTTATTCCAAATAACATAGGAGATGTAACCCTGTGTGCGGTCAATAGTTGCTGCCGTGCCTCTCCCGTTAGAAACTCCCACTGCTTGTGTACGTTTTCATTGACCGGAAAAGGTGTTATCGTAATCTCTGCATCCCTCCCGTTGAACGAAAGTATAAATCTTGAAGCGTTGGGGCTGCCCGTTAGTTTTTGTTTTATTAGTTGTTCAAAGGCATCTTTTTCCTCTGGTGAGAGAGCCTTACCGTCAGGCACGTTAATTATATAACCCGCACTCAATCCGTTCTTTATTGAGTTGATGTTCAAATTGGCAATTTCCTCCTCCATTTCAGCGTATGGCATACCTGCTAGGTAATCTGGATCTGAAAAGTAATCTTTGCCTGCTTTATATGGCCTAATTACAAATATCTCTTTAGCATGCTTTCCTGAAAAAGCGTCAACCTGTAACGGTGGGTTTTGTGCAATCTTGCCCCAATCATTACAAATCCAATAGCTCTCTATAACATTGTCCTTCGCTATGCTTGGAGCGACCTTTTCCTTTGGTATATGGGAGATGCTGGATAGTTTTTTGCCCTTTGTCTGTATAATCTCAAAACAGGCCTCACCATATAGCTCAAAATCACTTACTATTCTTTTGATGTCTTTAGGTTTTAAAATGGCTTTTAACTTTAACCAGTCAGGATTTAAAGTGTTTTTTGCGCTTAGTCCCTGCCCATAGATAAGGTCAACATAGGAATTTATAATGGCCGCATTGGTTGGGCTTCCATTGTATCTATCTATGATATAACCGTAAAATGAATTATTACGTCCATTAAGTACCCAATCACGAAACTTATTCTCTTGTAATTTAGGTCTTATATAGTTTGATAGTTCAAAAAGTACTACATCCGGTCTAGTAAGTGTATCTTCCATCTGTTAATTTATAGTCTTGTGGTTCTTGTGTCGTCGCTATCAGCTTGCCCCGATAAAGTACATCCGTTCCATCCAGTATTTTAATTTGATATTTATCTTTCTCAACAAAAGTAAAATCAAATGTTATTACTAGATTTCCGTCAGTCTCCAGATAGGAGTTTGAAACCGTTGTGCTTACTTTTGTTGCCTCGTTATAAAGACTTAAAGTTAAAGCGTTGACTGTATCAAATCTCGGTATCAGTGTTATGTTGTGCGTTGTGTCCGCTGGAAGTACTACCTTCATGTATTAATAACTCTAAAACGTGTTTTCTGTTTTATTTAAACAAAAAAAGCACCCCTAAGAGTGCCTTTTTACGATAATAAAAACCATTATACCAAAGCTAACCATGCCGTTATCGTTGCAGAATCCAGTTTAGGGCTCAACATACCTTCTGTAGCTACTCCTGTAACAGTGTAGCCGTTGAATTCTGTCTTTGCTCCTCCAGTTGCTGCGTTGACGTTCCAGTTGAAACCATCAGATATACCGCAGGCATGATAAACGCCGTTTCTATCCCTTACCACCGCTTGCGCATTTGAGTAAGATAAAAGGTTTAATTCTGCTGAATCCGCCGCTGTCTGTTTTCTTAAAACCGCTGTAATAGTTTGGGTGTTTATTGAAACACCTGTATTTTCGTCGGCTACCATATCTTCAACCAATGTGTTTCCGTCACCTTCCAAAACATAATCAAAAACCTCTGTTATCGCAGCGTTTATCGCTGTCGCCTCACCTGCCACAATCGTAAATGGGTCTTCAACATAATTGAAAAGGTATAAATGCGACTGTCC